GAAGAAGGTAAACCAGAACTTGTTCCATGTAAACTTGTAACTAACTGAAGAACAAATAATTCTATTATTGCAGAAGGATTTATTTTTTGTATCTCACTGAAAACAGGAGCAGTACTCATGGTTCAAACACCTCCCTAAATGTTGCCTGTATTGTTGCTCTGTTTAAATATGGAATCGATTTATTCCATGTTTCGCATACAAATTTAGATGAACTAGCCTCTCCTGGTGGAGTAAAATCAAAGCTTTCTGTTCCTGCTCTTGCATCTAAAAAGTTTTCTATTTGATCTGCTTGAGTTTCAGAAACATTAAAAGTTAAATTAAAAAATTTTGGATTTTGATGTTGAGCTAATCCAAATAATATTCTGTGTTCATATCCATCAGCAAAACGAACTGTTCTAGTATTTGGTGCGGATCTTTTTTGTTGTCCGTATGTTGGTTTTATACCTAAATTATCAAAGTTAGCCATTATGCAAGTAAACCTCCAGGTCTTTTTTGTTGTAATAATTCAGATTGTACCGCTACAGATATAAGTCGACCAAGTTCTCTACCTTGCTGTTCATCACCTTCTACATTTGTTCCAGAAGCATCTACGTTAACTATAACTGTAGTCGAACCAAGAGCTTCATTTGGGATAATTGTTCCTGCTCTATCTGGCATAAATAACTCTGGTCCTCTTTCTCCTACGATTGAAGGTCTACCAACAGGAGGTCTACCACCATTAGCAAAACTAGCCATTGTAACATCGGTTGCTGGTCCTCGATTAAAACCTGCAAAAACATCAGTTTCACCACCACCACCTCCTCCTCCAAAAAATCTTAATCCAATACCTAATATTTTCATTTGTATTTGTTTTGCAATCATCTGTGCAGCCATATCTAAAAACGCATCTGCTGTACGCATAAATAAATTTCTTAATGCGTCTTGTGCTGTCATTGATCCTTTTACTATTCCTTTAAATGATTCCCCAAAAGCACTTCCTACTGTGTCAGCTACAGTTGTAACCATATAACCTACACTGTTTAATTTTTTAAGTTCTTGTGCTGTTTTATCTATAGCAGATGGAATACTATAACTCATTCCCTGAACTTGAGTATCTAATTCTGTTAACAAGTCTTGAAGTTCTGGCAAATCACTTAATAGTTCATCATAAAACTTTTTAATTTCTGCAACACGTTCTTCCATATTTTCAGAAGATTTTTTAAAGAAATCAGGAAAAAAGTCTTCTGCATTTATAAACATTTTTATTGCTATAAACGTTTTTAATTGTTCTTTAAGAATATCTAATATTTTATCTCCTCTAGTAATCTGCCTTGCTTCCGCTAATTCTCTTCTATAATTTTCTTCTAATATCATTCGATTAACTTTTAACTGCATATCTTTAAAACTTGTTATTTTTGCTTCTCTCAATAATTGAATTTGTTGTTGAATACTTAATCCATTTTGAGTATCTAATATTGCTGTCATAAGTGTATTCGTATCACGCATAGCAGCTAAATTTTTAAAAGTATTAGGGTTATCACCAAAAATAAATGCAGCAGATTCCCCTGCTTCTCCAAACCTTGCAAATTCTGTAGCAACAGCAATAACTTCATCTTTAGTCATTCTTAGAGTTGATCTCATTTGATTAAAAGATTCTCTAGTAAATCCAGCAGAGTGTCCTGCATTTTCAAATGACCTACTAATTTTGGATAAAGACTTATCTAATTCGTCTTGTTGTTGTATAAATTGCCCAATAGCTGTACCTGCAATAGATAAAGCGAATCCAAACTGACCTCCTATTATTCCACCTAAAGCACCACCAGCAGCACCACCAACGGCTGCTGCACCTGTCTGTCCAAATAACAGAGGAAACGCACCACCAATAATTGCACTGCTAGCAATATTGCCCATATTGCCTCTTTGATATTTAGCGTTCTGTTGTTTAGCTTTTGAATTTTCTTTAGTTGACTTTGTATTTTGGTTTTGAAGTTTAGTATTTTCAAGGTACATACTATTATTCAAATCCATACCTTTTGTTTGTTTATGTAAGGCAGCAGTAGCAGCTTTATGTTTCGGTGTTCCTATAGTTAATTGATTTACATAATCTTGCAAAGTCTCTGCTGCTGCCATCTGTTGATTAGCAGTTTTACCAAAGGCTTTCTCTCCTTTATTTACAGTATCGACAAGATTTTCCATGTCTTGTCTGTATTTTTTTATCTGATTACGAGATTTTTTTCCTCCTTTACCTCCAACATTTCTAGGGTTTTCTATATCAATACCACGAATACTATCTACGCTTTTTGCTAACTGCTCTGCTTTCTTTTTTGCTCTATCAAGACCAGATTCTCCTACAATATTAAATTTTATATTTACACCGTAATCGGCCACAGCAAAATTAAAACTTTATCTTAGTGTACCGCTTTTAGCGTTTTCTTGCCCGTGATTTGGTTTTTGCTTCTTGAATTGTTTTTTCTTCTACTTCTCTTTTTAGCTCATAATATCCAGACCAACCTATTAATTCTTCTTGAGTCATCTGTTGACACAATTCTTGAACAGTAAGCCCTAACTCTGAAGCTAAGAAAAATATAAAATGCCAGTTATTGTTAGCTTTTTAAATCTGCTTTCGCTTCCTCCATTTTATATTCTGACCCAGAATTTAACATCGCTAGTTGGATTTCCTGAAGAACCGAAGCGTTTACTTCTCGTCTTAATGACGCTTTATGACCATCTTGAAATAATCTTTCACCGTCTTTATCAAGAGCTTTTTTAATCATAAGAGTTAAAGCAAAATCATCGGCAGATGAATTATCTCCAGACATTGCAATAATAGATTCTCTTTCTGCAAGAGTTAATGGATTCCAATATATCTCTAAAACAGTTTGTTCTCCCTCTTTTAATTCATACTTATATGTTTGGCTTATACCAAATTTATTCTTGAGGAGTTCAATCGCTTCCATAAATTTATTAGATTGCTATTCTATTATACTAGGCGTTTGCTGAAAATTGGCAAGATATTATTCCAATGAAATGACTTCTATCCTCTATTTCCAATGGAGTTGGGCCATTAATATCTAACACTCTCGGCTTACAGCTAAAAGTATCCACATAAGTCGAAGTATTTACAGAAGTTAGTCCATCAATAACCGCTTCACATATTTCAGATAAAACTGAAGTACCTTTGGATTTTGGAACGTAAACATTGCATTGAATAACACCAGCATAATAATCTGAAGCTGCTCCCTGATTCTGTAAAGTTGATTGGTTAAAATCTATACTCATTAAAATATATTTTTTAGTTTTTCCAGGAGTTGTAAAATGAACATTGTCATAAACCATTAAAACAGTAGGGTCAACATCTAAAACCTTGTCTGTAACTGCCTTTTCAAATGCTGCTCTTGTGTTTACTAAAGTCATAATTACAAATTCTAATACTTAACAATAGTTTTTGGTTTAACAGATCCAAACCCTTTTGTAGTATATCGCTGTCCAAATCGTACTTTACCTTTATCTGTCATTTTTTCTTTTATCTTTTTACCTATTTTCCCTAAATATCTTTGCAATCTACCAGATTCTAAAACGTATATTGAATAAACTGCTTTATTTCCAATGTAAACAGGTTTTTTATAATTAAAAATTCTTTGTTCTTCTCCGATAGGAAATCGTGGTTCAATTTTAGGATTTGCAGGGGGTGTTTGCTTTGTGTAAGGAGGGCCAGCTTTTCGTCTTGCAAAAAAATCTAAACTACGTTCTCTTTTTATTGATGCCCAGGGTTCATGATTTTCCACTTTATCTGTTGGAATAATTGCAGTTCCCTGAATTTTCCAGCTAGAAGCAAAAAAACCTGTCCATACTGGCATTTCATTTGGGTTTGATAAGTCAGTATGAACCTCTTGCAATAATTCATTAAAGTCTTCACTGATCTGTCTATCTAAATCTTTGGGTAAATCTTCTAGTCTTCTAGTAACCATTAGAACCGCACCAAAACAGTAAATAAATAAACTTGTCCACCTTTTTTCGTGTCAATATCTACTATCTGTGTAACTCTATTAGATCCGCCAAAACTTAATGTAATTTCATCATCCATATCTACTTGATTATTTCCTATAAGATCAGGTGTTATATATAACTTTGCTAATCTCATTTCTTGTCCAGTTTCTTCTTCTGCTTTTACAAAAGATATTGGTACTTTTATATTTGTGTATGTAGTATCTAGAGTGACTTGTTCTCCAGTATCTAAGTTATAACTACTTGTACCTTTCTTTACATAAGTAATAGTGTGATCTAAAGAATCGCCAAGTTGAGAAACAACACTTTTAGCAACACTTTTAAATAGACTATCTAATTGACCTGCCATTATCCTCTAACTACCCTCATCTGATAAGCACCTGCTCCACCTAGCATATATGCTCCAAGATAACTTTGTAGCCACGGGTAAACATCTAAAATATTATTTATAGAACCAGTTCCCTGACTTTCAGTATTATATTTAACTCGAAGATCACCAAGAGCAACTTCTTCAAAGTTTCCATCTTTACCAGTAGTACCTGTAATTGCACTGGTATCATTTGCTAAAGCTCTAGCTAATTCATATTGGGCGTACTTAATATCATTTGGAATTGTAGTACAAGCTAATTCAACATCATCAACTTTGTAGTTATTTCTGGGAAATTTAAGTGCTTGTCCGTTGTCACATCTATCTCCATAAAATACAAAAGTATCTATCCATCTTGTAGCTGCGATCAATGCTCTGTTCTTTTGATCGTCTGTTTTATTAGTCCAGGTGCTTGAATCTGGTACGGTTTCAAAATATGTATTAGCTTCTGCCAGTGTGACATAGCTATTTGCAGTAGCACTTGATAATGTTGCTGTTAT